TAGCTACCCGGTTCATGCGTCGGCGGCTCTCGCCAAATGTTTGCCTTGGCACGGTGTTGATGGCTACTACCCCGACCGGGTCAAAGGTGATGGCTGATAAAACGATTCTCATGGCTACACCCCAAGCAACAGTTTCAGGCCGTCCCTGTTCACCTTGACCTGCACCGCCTTGAGCACTTCCCACATGAAGGCCTCAAGGTGCGGCGCCAGGCCGGAGCCGTCAATCTTGATCAGGCTGTCGCCGTTCACCAGCGCATCGGTCTGCGCCTGCATCATCTCGATTTGTGCATACGTCAATCTCTTTTGCAGGTCAAACGCATCCTGGCGCAGTTTGTTTTCCTTGTCGATTTGCTCGGTGATCTTCCACTTCTGGCTGAAGCCCATGGAATTAAAGTCTTTGAACTGGCCAAACAAGCCGCCGAGCACATCCCCGGTGCTGGTGATGGTGTTGCTGATGCCCTCGATCAGTGCTGTGGCAATCTTGGTGTTGGCTTCCAGGTTGGCAATGTTCAGGCTGACATTGGCTTCGATGTTCTTGATGCGCTCATTGCTGGCCAGCGCGGCAAGCTTCACCTCGGCATCCTTGGTCAGCTTGGCCAGCTCAAGCAGGTCCTTGTTCGTCAGGTCGGTTTTTTTGCCCAGCTCTTCCATGACACCGGCGCTGGTCTTGAGCCGGTCATTGTTGGCAGCCACCACCGGGTACAGCTGTTCGTAGGCGGTCTTGATGGTCTTGCTGGCGTCGGCCGTGTGGCCTGCCCAGGTGGCGGTGTCTTTGTAGGTGGCGGCCAGCTCATTGAGCGCGGTTTTATTTTCAAGCGTTGGGTCTTTCAGCGTTTTTTGCGCCTGCGCCAGAAACTCTGTTTTCAGCCGTGCCTCGCCGGCGGCAATGCCGGCAGTCACCAGGGCATCGCTGTAGCCGGTGATGAATTTGCTGGTGTCGGTAGCTGCGCTGCGCAGCTCCATCACCTCGTCACGCAGGCGCTTGGTTGGGTCTGCGGCATCGCTGGCGGCATCGCCAATTTTTTTCAGTCCGTCGGCACCTACCGGGGCCGCTTTGGCTAATTCGTCGGTGTCGTGCGTCAGGTCATAAATCAGCCCACCCAGGCTGCCCGAGCCGGTCAGGCTTTTCACGGCAGTGTTGATGGCGGTGTTAAGCACCGTGCCCACGGCATATCCGGCAGCACCTGTCGCACCCAACAGCACGCCCGGCCCCAGCGCGGTAGCCAATGCCGCGGCAGCAGTGCCAGCCACACCAGCAGCGGTGCTCATGCTGCCCATGCCGGTCACGGTTTTCAGCAAGCTTGCACCGGCCAATAATTCCAGCCCGCTGCCCACCGAGCCAATGGCGCTGCCCAGGGCGCCCAGGCCGGGCAGCAGCACTTTCAGCACATCGCCCAGGCCCAGCAGCTTGCCGCTGGCCGTTGCCGACTCCTGGCTCATGTCGCTAAAAATCTTGACCAGCGGCAATGCTTTTTCAATCAAATTGGCCCACACCTGAGCAATGCCGGCGCCCTGGTTGAGCAAGTTGGCAATGCTGTTCACCACCAGCTGGATGGCTTCGGCCAGGCCTTTTGGTGTTGTCAAATCAACACCTTTAAACATGCCGCCCAGGCTGTTGGCCAGGTTCACCAGCGCGCTGTTGAATTTGCTGAAGTCCACCATGTCCAGCGCGGCTGGCAGGTTTTTGGCAATGCCGGCCATGAAGTCACTCAAACGGGCGGCTAACCCCCTCAGCGTCTCAAACACATCATCAAACGCGCCTGCGTCGATGCTGAAATTGACCGACTTCATGATGTCGGTCATTTTGGTGATCAGCCCGGCAAACTCGCCACCCTCAAGCAGTTTGGTGCCCGTTTTGGTCATGAACAGATCGAAGTTGTTGGCCATGATTTGCCATTGCGCTTCCCATTGCTTCGACAGCACTTCAAACGCTTTGGCGGTAGACCCCGCGCTGTTGGCCATGGCGTCGAGCGCCTTGGCATACACACCGGCTTTGTCGGCGCCCAGCGCGGTGGCGGTCTTTAGGCCTTCCATGCTGCCAAACAGCTTGGCCATCACTTCCACATTGCCGCCGGTGCTGGCGTACACCTCTTTCAGCACGCCGTCAAAACCCTTGCTGGCCAGCGCGGTGGCGTCAAACTTCAGGCCCAGCCCGGCGGCGGTCTCCTGCGCTTCTTTGGTGGGTTTGATGATGTTGCTGATGGCCGCCTGAATGCCCGTCATCGCTTGCGATGTGGGCACACCCGCGGCGGTCAAGGCCGCCACCGCTGCGCCCAGGTCGGCAAAGGGTATGTTTGCCGCCGCCGCGGTGCTGGTCACCATGGCCAGGCTTTGGGCCAGCTCGGGCAGCGTGGTCTGGCCCAGCAGCACCGTCTGCATCAAAATGTCTGAGTACTTGCCGGCCTCGTCTGCGGCGGCGCCATAGGCGTTCATGCTGCCAATCAGCACATTGGTGCTGCTGGTCAGGTCGCTCTGCCCGGCCACCGCCAACTGTTCGGCCGTGCTGACAAAGCCCACCGCGTCGCTCCAGGCAATGCCAGCCGACACGGCGGTGTACAGCGCGCCGGTAATGTCGTCCAGGCTCTTAGTGGAGTCGCTGGCGTACTTTTCCACACTGGTGCGAAAGCCGTCGACCTCCTCCGTTGTGCCGCTGAACAGCGTGCCCACCTCGGCAATTTTGCCATTGAACTGGCCGGCCGCATTCAGCGCCGCGCCGCCAAACGCCAGCCCCAGCGCCACAATGGCGGTGTCGGTCAGCTTGACGGCATCGGCCATCTTGTTGAGCGGGCTGATGGCGCTTTGCGCCTGGTCGGCAAAGTTGCTGATGCCCGCACCCACGCTCGACAACCCGCTGCCGGTGTTGTCCACCACGCCAAAAATGATCTCTACCGCTTTGGTGATGTCAGCCACGTGTCAATCAGCTAAGTAGCTGCTCCTTTTGCTCGTACCACAGGCTCCACACGGCCAGCTCGTCAGGCGTCAAAAAACCCTGCGGAAAAAGATCAGGCCGGTGCTGGTATAAAAACCCTCCCCGCATCTCGCACAGCTGGAGCGAGGGCACCAGGCCTACGCCGGCTGCGAAGAGGGCGGCGGCTTTACCCGGCTGCCCCCCTGGCCGGTGAGCAGTGTGATCTTGTTCGTGATGTCATAAAATTCGATCGGGCACACCTCGGCCAGCTTGGCCGCCGCGGCATGGGTCAGCTTCGGCGCCACGCAGCCCTGCACCAGCATCTCCATACGCTTGGCAATCTCGCCCGGCACGTCGGCATTCATGCCCAGCGCCTTGCGGATCTGCGCCACCTGGTCCTTCTGCGAACTGATGGCCTTGATCACCGTGTCGATGCCGTTCTGGCGCGTGCCCACCTCGATGGCGCGCTGCAGCTCGCTGGCGCTCAGGCCCCGCACCGTGAACACGGGCGGCGTGCCCTCGGCAAAAAACTCGGCCAGCTGCGGTACCGTCACGCTCTCGGTGCGGGCGGTAAATTCAGCGGCTGTGAAGGCCTCGGCATTGAACGTCATGATCAGCCCACCTCGGTGGCGGTCTTGGTGGCAGAAATGGTGCACACCGCCTTGATGGTGTCACCAGCCGGGAACGTGCGCGACACGCCCAGCTTGCCCTGCGTCAGCAGGTAGGGCGTCTTGTAGCGGTCGGGGTAAAAGCGGAACCACAGCAGCGCGTCCTTGGCGCTCACCAGGCCGTCGGTCACACCGTCTTCCAGGTAAGCTGTAAATCCGCCCTGCCCCAGGCTCTTGCTGGTACTGCCCAGCGTGGTGCCGTAGATCTGTGTGGAGCTGACGCTGTGCGATGTCTCGGGCGCGGTGAAGTCGCTGGCAAGTGATACCTCGGCAAAAATCGGCGCGGCATAGCTGGAATACACGCCCTTGGCCACGTTGCCGGTGTGAATGGCGGGCAGCGCGCTCAAAAACGTCACTTTGCCCAGCTCATAGCTGATGTTGTACAGCGGGTAATTGGCCCACTCGCTGTGCGTGCCCACCACGGCAAACACCTGGTCGGTGGTGATGGCGGCGGCGGCGCTGGTGACCAGGCGGATCTGGCCAATCTCGATACTGCCCACCGGGATCAGCGGCGGGCCGCCCGCCGTGCCGCGTACCTCGCTGAAGGCGGCGCTCAAACTGTCAGTGCCAGCCACCACGGCCACAGCCCCGGCGCTGGTTACCGTCACCGAAGACACCTTGGCCACATTGGTGGCCGGGCGCGTGATGGCCACGGCGGCTTGTGCGCCCACACTGGTCACCACGCCGGCCAGGTTGCAGGTGAGCGCGGCCACGTTCACGGCGTTGTTGGTGGCGTCCGGCGTGATCACACCGCCCGTCAGCAGGCCATTGGGCCGCACCACCGGGGCGGCGCCGGTCTTGCCAGACCACAGGCTGGCGGCGCTGTTGAAAATGGTTTTGTCGCCCGAATCTGTCAGCGCGCTCATGGCGGTGGCGGCCTGGCCGGCTTCGTATTCAAGCTTGGCGTTTTCTGCGGTGGACATGGTGTTGCTCTTTCAAAAAAATGGTTTACAAGGGGGCGCCAGGGCTGCCCTGCGCGGTGGTGTAGGTGATGGCAAAACGCTGCTGGCCAATGGTGATGGGCAGGTCGCCCATCACACTCAAGTCGGGCCGGTAGCCTGCCGGGGCAATGTCTTTCACCCCGGCAATCACCAGGCTGGCCAGCACGGTTTCTACCTGCGCCAGCAAGCTGTCGCGGGTGGTGGCATAGTTGCTGGCCTGCTGCACCTCGGCCGTAACGGCCAGGCTCAGCGTGCGGTCAATGCGGCGGGCGGACCGGCCCGCGTGGTAGTTGTTGACCACGTACTGGTCTTCTCCCGCGTCTTCCACACACAAGGCTGGGAAGGCGGTGCGCGGGTCGTACACGGTGTCATACACGCGCGTTCCCGCCAAGGTTCCGGCTGCTTTGAGTGCGGCCACCACGGCGTCGCGGATGGCCTGGCGTGCGTGGCTCATGCGGTGCGCTCCAGCAGCAACAGGCTGATGCCGGTGCCGTCAGGCTGCACGCTGCGCACCCGGTAGGTTTTGCCACCATGCACCAGCACGCTGGCGTTGGTGGTAGTGCTGCAGTCGGCGCTGGCCAGGGTAAAGGCACTGGCCGTGGCCGCCATGCCGTCAAAGGCCTGGGTGTAAGCGCCGTCAAACAGGCCGTGCACCACCACCCCGTCAAGGGTGGCAGTTTCGGCAAATTCGGCGATGTTCATGAACACGCTTAGGTCTTCGGCAAACATGGCATCACGGCGCTCAGGCCACGGCGGACTTGATGAGGTAACCGCTGTCGGCGCTGGTCAGCACCACCTGGCTGGCATCGCTCACTGGGTACATGAACGAGTTTTTGGCGCGGTCAAGGTAGGCCTCTTCCACTACCGGGCGGCCGGTCAGCTGGTAGGTGTAGCCAAAGTTCTGGCTGCCCATTTCCTGTAGGCTCTTGGGCGTCACGTAGGCCAGCACCGCGTCATTGCCCCAGACGTCGCTGAACATGCCGGCGGTGTCGGTGATGGCCTGGCCCTCCACGATGCGGTCAATCTCAAACAGCGCCTGCAGCTGCGCCACGGTGGCGGGTGTGCGGTCGGTGCTGGTGCTGAGCTTGTCCAGCACATTGGGGTGGATGCGCAGCGCGGACAGCACGGCGGGGCCAAGCACCATCACGTTGGGGCGGCGGCCAATTTTCTTGCGCACCGCCTCTTTGGCCGCCTCGATGTTGATAAACGGCACGCTGGTGGATGCCGTCCACAGATCGGCACCGGCCAGCGTGACTTTGTTGCCAGCAGCATAGGCGCCCGCGGCACGGGCCAGCGCTGCGGCGTTTACCTCGCGCTCCAGGCTCATTTTGTTTTGCACCACGGTGATGGTGGCACTGGCCAGGTCGATGCCGGGCACCACCGAGGCCTCGTCCATGATCTCGAGCGGCACTTTGCCCATCAGGCGGTTGTCCACCAGGCTGTAAGTGCCTTTGCCGTAACCGATGTCGATGGACTTGGTGTCTGCACCAGGGGCACGGCGCGTGTCAATCACCTGAAACTGCTCGCGCCCGAAGGTGATGATGGTGCCACCGCGCTGGGTGACGGGCACCACCGGAAACAGCACATCGGACACCAGTGGGAACTGGCTTTCGTAACCGCGTGCCACGGCGGTCAGGATCGGGTCGATCACCCGGGCTTGGGAGGGGGACATTTGGGCCATGCCGAGAATGAGCCCCTTATTCGCCATGTAGCCAAAAAGAGCTTCATTGGCTTTTTGGCCAGCACTGGCCAGCGCGGACATAAACAAGGCCACAAAGGCCGCGAAAACCAAACGGAATTGTTTCATGATGTTTTCCTAAATTGGGTTGGGTCTGATCAGTCAGTTCAGACGGCGGTCACGAGCAGGCCGGCAGACGGCACCAGCAGCACCTCAAGCAGGCTGCCGTCACCTGCGGCGGCCTCCAGCGCGCGGCCCACGGTGTGTTTGTCGCCGTCGTTGTCGTGGGTGATCACCTTGCCGTCGGCACCCACCATCAGGGTGGCATCGGCGGTAATGGCGGCGCCGGCTTCAATGATGGCGGTGCCATGCACGTCAACCGGCAGCGCGTCGCCAATGGCGCCGTTTGAGCGGGTAACACCCAGCGCCAGGCCTGCGGCGGCGGGGTAGGCCCCGGCCAGGGTGATGCAGCGGTTGGCCACCACAGCGGCGGTGGCGATGACGGTGAGCGTCATCAGGGAAATGTTGGCTTTGGACATGATGTTTTCCAGGTGTTAAGTGTTTGCGGGCGGGCTTTGCGGCTCAGGCAAAGTCCAGTTCTTTCAACGCGGCCACCACGCTGATGCCCTTGGACTTGGCCAGGGCCTGCGCCTCGGCGGCTTTCTGGGCGGCGGTTTTGGCCGCGTCCACCGGAGCGGTCGGCACCAGTGGCAGCGGCGCGGGCGCATCTGCAGCTAGGGCGGTGGCCTGCGCGCTGCGCTGTTGCTTTTCAGCGGCCAGCACGGCCATGGCGGCGTCGCCGGCGGTGCTGTGGCCGTCAAATTTCAGCGCGGCAATCAGCGCGTCATGGCCGGGCACGGCCTGCGCCTCGATGGCCTGAATGCGCGCGCGCTCTTGCGCCGCGCCCTCGGCTTGCACGGCGGCCAGCACATCAGGTGCCTCGGCCGCGAGTTGTTCACGGGTAATGGGCATTGCTGCTCCTTGAAGTTTGGGGTTGTGCGCAACACCGGCGCGGGGAGGTTTGCCGCTTGCGCGGTCTTGATTGAGCTGGTCGATGAGCGCGTCGAGGGTGGCAACACCGTCCACCAGCCCCGCGTCAATGGCCTGCTGCCCAATAAAAATACGGCCGTCGGCCATGTCGGCCAACACCTTGTCAGCACTCACGCCGCGCTGCTTGGCCACGGCATCCACAAAAAGTGCATACGTGTAATCCACCTGGTCCTGAATGGTCTGGCGGCCTTCCTTGCTCAGCGGCTCATAGCTGCTGGCAATGCGCTTGTATTTGCCCGCGGCAATCTCGGTGGTCTTGATGCCCTGCGTGGCCTGGGCCTTGGAGACATCAGTGTGCGTGGCCACCACACCAATCGAGCCCACCACGGTGGTGGCGTCGGTGATGTACACGGCCTGCGCCGCCGAGCCGATCCAGTACGCCGCGCTGGCCATGGTGCCGCTGGCCAGCGCCACCACGGGTTTGCTTGATGCGGCCACCAGCTCGGCCAGGCTGATGGTGCCGTCCACTGTGCCGCCGGGGCTGTCGATGGCCAAAATAATGCTGTGCACGGCAGGGTCGGCCAGTGCGGCCTTGAAGTCGCGCCCCACCAGCTCGGTGCTCACGCCGCCGCTGATTTGGCTAAACAGGTTGGCACGCTTGGCAATCACGCCATCCAGCGCCAGCACCGCCACGCCGTCGCGCACCTCATACCCCTTGGGCTCGTTGGCCAGCGGGCGGCCCAGCTTGGCCTCCAGGGCGGCAATGTCGATCTTGTCACCGCGCAAGTGCGTGGCATAGATGGCCTGAATCTCAAGCAGCTTGGCCGGCTCTATGGCCCAGGGGGCGGTCAGGACGTCGAGTAATTTCATGGCCCTGACTTTAAAAAAATCAGGCTGTCTCAAATAGGGCAAATTGAGACGACTTTAAAAAAATCTCAAACGCGGCCAGGGCCAGTACCTCTTTTTTGTGCTCACGGATTAAAACTCATGAACTGCGGCGCTCCCGGTCTATGGACCGATCAATAAAAGGATGCTTCTGCTCATGCTCCCACTGCTTGCGGCAGTGGTCAGGCTGCCAGAAAAACAGCATGTTGATGAAGGCAGCAGTCCATCCCCAAACAGGCTGATTTCTGACATCCATGCGGTACGCCCGTGAACTAAGGGTCTCGTAAAACGTCCCGCCAGTTAATCTGTTGACAACCCGG